GAACTATGAGCGCATTAGTGCCACTTAACGACATTAAACAAATGGCTGAAGTCGCAGCCAAAAGCAAGATGTTCGGCTTTAAGAACGAAGACGAAGCAATGGCAATCATGTTGCTCTGCCAAGCAGAGTCTATGCACCCTGCTATTGCTATGCGTGACTACCACGTTATCCAAGGCAGACCCGCATTGAAGGCCGATGCGATTCTTGCCCGTTTCCAACAGGCCGGAGGTTCAGTTAAATGGGAAACCTATACCGATGAGTGCGTATCTGGCACTTTCTCTCATCCTGCTGGCGGTAGCGTGTCTGTCGTTTGGACATTCGATATGGCAAAGAAAATCGGTCTTACCGGCAAAGATAATTGGCGTAATTACCCTAGAGCTATGCTTCGTTCGAGATGCGTATCTGAAGGCGTTAGGACTGTTTTCCCCGGCTGTGTGGTGGGTGTCTACACCGATGAGGAAACCGAGGACTTTACGCCCCGCAAGAGTGCGCCTGTCCAAGCAGCGCCAAAAGATATGGGCGCAGCAGAAATCGTCGAAGTTAAGGAAACGGACTACCCGTTATATCTCCCTGATGGGTCGTGCTATGCGTATTGCCAAAGCTGGAAAGACTACACAGACCAGTATGTCAGCATGGTAGCCAGCATCAATGAAAGCAAGAAGATGGATGCCGAAACCAAAGCAGAGAAGCTCCTGCAATGGGCGAAAGCAAACGAAGCCACCATCAACAGAATGGATGCGCCGACACGGGTAGCGTTCATGGCGGCAAAGCAAGGAGTCGATACCTTCGGGGATTTGGAGGATGCGATTGAGGGATAACTGGCGGCATCATGACATACAGCCCATCGGGGCATTTTTACCTAAATTTGAGGAACCAAAAATGGAATACCAAAAATATGTGCCGCTGGAAGGCAAAGGCAAGATAAAAAAGAATTACAAGAAGCAAGAAGGGGACAAAAAGCCACATTGGGAAGGCACAATGATGCACAAAGGTGAAATCATTGAGTTCGGGGTGTGGGAAAACGAAGGTCAGTACGGTAAATGGTTCACGATTAACGTCAAAGACCCGAACTACAAAGAAAAGGTAAAAGACGCGCAATACCCGAAAGACATCACGCCAAGAGAACCACGCAAAATGGCAGGTGATGTGCCTTGGTAAGCTCTTTTGAACTTCCCTTCCCGCCATCGATGAATACGATGTGGCGTAACTTCAGAGGCCGCACCGTACTCTCGAAGGCTGGCAGGGTGTTCAGAGAAGAAGTCCAAAACATCATTATTGACAAGAACATTCCTAAATTCGGGGATAGCAAATTGAAAATCACGATGATTTTGCGCCCAAGAGATAAGCGCAAAACAGACATCGACAACCGCATCAAGGCTGTTTTAGACGCACTAGAACACGCAGGGGTGTTTGATGACGATTTCCAAGTAGACCACCTTGAGATGATTCGTGGTGAGCCACTTAAAGGCGGTCTATTGCACGTTGTGATTGAAGAAATGCCAGACCCCCGCCAACCGGAAGGTGAGCGCCCTTGAGCGCAGTTAGGAACGGTACGGGGCATCGTTTCCGGTAGCCCCACTTATTAAGGAATTGCTTTGCGTAACCCTTTTTTAATTGATGAGCCAACAACTATCAGCTTCTCTGGCGGCAGAACGTCTGCCTACTTGTTGTGGCGCGTTTTACAGGCGAATAACGGGTTGCCAGAGGAAGCCATTGTCTGCTTTGCTAACACCGGCAAAGAAGAAGAAGCAACTTTAGAGTTTGTTCGAGACTGCTCTGTAAATTGGAATGTGCCGATTCATTGGCTTGAATACAGAGACAACGCGCAAAAGTTTGAAGAAGTCACTTTCGAGACAGCCAGCAGGAATGGTGAACCGTTTGAGCAAATCATTCATAAAAGACAAATATTGCCAAATGTTAGGGCAAGATTTTGCACGGTCGAATTAAAAATTAGAACGATGGCAAGGTTTACAAAAAATTTGGGTTGGGGTGATTATCAAAATTTTATTGGCATTCGAGCAGATGAGCCTAGACGCGCAGCCAAGATGAAACCTGACAATGTTAGAGAACACGTTCGTATGCCATTGCATGAAGCCGGGATTAGCAAAACGAACAACTGTGACCTTTGCTTTTTGAAGGCCGTGCCCAAAATTATTACTTTAGTCAAACAGAATCCAGAAAGAGCAAAATGGTGGGCAAAAATGGAGGAAATTGGGTCAACATACACAACGGGCAATGGTGCTGTATTTAGCTTGAATCGTCCTAAGTACGCTGAAATACATAAGTATTTGGATAAACAAACAGAATTATTTTCTCAAGAATCAATCGATTGTTTTTGCGGAGATTAAATGAACAAACATATCTTTGTAGCTTCGCCCATGTACGGCGGTCAATGCTTCGGTTATTTCATGCAGTCGTGCCTGAAGCTGCAAACCCTGTGCAGCCAACACGGAATCAATATCAGCTTCAGCTTCCTGTTCAATGAGTCGCTTATCCAGCGCGGCAGAAACCTGCTATCAGCGAACTTTTTGAAGTCAGAAGCCACCCACTTGATGTTTATTGATGCCGACATCCTGTTTAGGCCAGAAGACATCTTTCCAATGATTGCAGCCGACAAAGACATCATTTGTGGCATTTATCCAAAGAAAGAAATCAACTGGCACACCGTCAGAAACGCTATGAACGCTGGCGTACCTGATAGCGAACTGAAGTTCCACACAGGGGCGTTTGTCGTGAACCTGAAGGACTACACGCCAGAAGTCACAGTTCCCGTCAATGAGCCTGTCGAGATTTGGAACGGCGGAACTGGATTTATGCTGATTAAGCGTGAAGTCATGGAAGCTATGGGAACGCAGTTGCCGAATTACCTGAACAACGTGCTAGACATGAACAACCCGACCAACGGGGAGCGCATCGTCGAGTTCTTTGCGACCATGATTGAGCCGGAAACCGAATTACTGCTGTCAGAGGATTACTACTTTTGCAGAAAAGCAAGAGAAGCAGGGTTTTCGGTGTGGGCAGCACCGTGGGTTGAGTTAAGCCACATCGGAACGTATGCCTTCGAGGGCAGACTGCTGAAAGCCCCATGATTCATTATCACGGTTTGCCGATTACGCCAGCAACAGCGGCAGTCAAAGCAATTTCAGGCGGTCATGCGTTTGTGTCTTACGCGCATTCAGACCAACTAACGATTGCTTTGGAGGTCGCGCAGTCCTTTGCGTTGGATAACGGCGCGTTTAGCGCATGGCGTTCTGGCAAGCCCGTGATGGATTGGACAGACTTTTACGAATGGGTAGCTGAATTACATCGTTATCCCTCTTTTGACTTTGCTGTCATTCCTGACGTTATTGACGGGGATGAAGATGCAAATGATGCCCTTATCGATGAATGGCCTTGGAAACAAACAGCGCCGTGGATTGGCGCACCGGTTTGGCACTTGCATGAAAGTCTGGATAGATTAGAGCGTTTAATGCAGACATTTCCTCGGGTTTGTTTGGGGAGTTCCGGGAACTATGCCCAAATTGGCACAGAAGCATGGTGGAACAGAATGCGTGAGGCCATGAATGTTCTGTGCGACAAACATGGCAGACCGTGCGTAAAAATTCACGGCTTGCGAATGTTAAATCCTGACGTTTTTACAAGATTTCCATTTTCCTCTGCTGACAGCACGAATATCGGACGAAATGTTGGTTTGGATTCACATTGGAAAGGCACTTACACGCCACCAACAAAAGAAGCAAGAGCAATGATTATGCGAGAACGGATAGAGTCTCATCAATCATTAACATTTTGGAATCGCAAACAAAATTTAATTCAAGAAACTTTGTTTGCATGAGAAACCTTTACGCCGCACATATCGACTTCACAGAACTGACGGGACTGCTTGGCAAGGTGGTTCCGTCAAATCTGGATATGGTCTATGAGCGCAAAGGGAGCTTTCTGGTCGCGGAATGGAAGCGGGACGGGGAACAGGTCAGCAAGGGTCAAGAAATCCTCTTAAAAAGCCTCTCAAGGCTTCCTAGCCATACTGTCCTCATCATTAACGGGTACACAGAAGACCGAGAAATGACGGTCAGCAAGTTTTGGCGTGTTTTGCCCTACGACAAGTGCATCCTCGCTGGCGAAGGTCTTACCGAACTCAAGGATTACATCGTTGAGTGGTATATGGTTGCTGATGTTTCAAATGTGGAATTCTAGATTTTCTTGGGGGGTGGTAAGCCCGATTTAACGCCCCAAAAGTAGAGGTCATGCGCTTGTTCATCAACCTCGAAACCGTAAGCCTCAAATGCGCTCAAATCGCACTTTTCACGCACATCAGTTTCGGTGACATTAGCGTAATAGTCGCCAGCGGTGTGCGGCGAATCCCACGGGTTGCAGCGGCTGGTTCCGTGTTCAGGGCGACCGGTTGTAGCGCATGTAAAGAAGACAAGGTGATTAGCAAACTTCACCATGTTGGCAAAGATTTGAGGCCATGCAGCCGTATGCTCAAAGCACTCCGTGCTGCACACCACATCAAAAGAGCCGTCGGTGTAGGTCAAGTCTTCACCTTTGGCAACCACATCAACGCCGGGGCCGGGGCCAACGTCCACCCCAATGTAGTTACATTGCTCAAAGTAAGGCCGAATCGTGCCGTTTAGGTTCAAAGAACCTATTTCTAGCACGGCCTGACGCACAAAGTATTCTGGAAACTTTTCTTTTAGACGAACGACGAACGCCATCTGCGCTGGATGCGCCATGCTTATCCCCTAGTTGTGATTAACGGCGACCTTTTCTCGCCGTCTTTGCTGACTTCCTAAACGCTGCGTCTGTGGGCGCACCTTTGCTTCCGGCTGCTCTCATGCGCTCACCTGAACCACGCTTGATACGCTCACGTTTAGCGTTAATGTTGGCGTATAGTCCGTCGCTCATCTTATCTTGCTCCGCGACGGGCAGGTCGCATAGCTCTGGTTGCAACATCCT